CGCAGTTGATGAGCTTTGCTCATCAATGGTTTACTGCACCATCCTGATCGTTACTTCGATTTCAGATACTTAACAATCCACCATTCGGATATGCCAGTTGAAGCTTGTTTACTCATACTTTTAGTATATCCTAAGAAATCTGGCATGAGATCAGTCGCTTTCTTAGCCTCACTCTCAATATTGTCTAAGAAACCGGGAATATCTTTACCAAGTCTAAATTTATCCCTTTCCATGCAAAAATCAGCAAATTCATCACGCAGTGGGTGATATTTGACGTTTTCCAGAATACTCAACTCCCTGAGTGCTACCAATTTAGCACCCCACTCTTCAGGGTCATAAAATCTTTCTTGCATACACAGCCGCCCTAAAGCCCTAGCGGTTGAATATACACCTGCGCACACGCCATCAACGCGGTAGTCTTTATGATGCCAGCGTCTTAAATATACGCAGTCCTGTGTGCTCACGTACTGCTTTGATTCATTCATCTCTAGACCATGAGCAGTATATGATCGCATTACATCCTTCGCTGTGATTCCGGGATATGTTAATACACCATCGTCTCCCAGACACATAGAATTTGGGTTTAATCTGGCGTTGTTATTAATTGCTGCTTCAAACTGCAGCGCAGTGTGAGCTAGAGTCTCATCTGCATTGGTTCCGCCTGAACCACTTCCCATACCGTGTTTACCACTTCGGATTTTGCCATAATCATAGGCGAGAGGAATTTCATACTTAATGGGGAAGACTGATTCTAACCAGTCATGGCTTGCCGAGGAATTATCTAAAAGTCCACTTAATATGGTTTTCGCTCCTTTCTGCATCTCGGCATTAAAATGTTGATCAAACTTTGAAAAGTCCGTGCAGATAACCGGGTCGTCTGCCCCCTTTGTATCAAAGAGTCTAGTGATACTCTGGTCGACCGATTCCATCGAAACCCACGCTGGAATCAAGTTGAAGTGCTGGAACACTTCAATCATCGGCTGGTAAACCTGCAATTCACAGATGTTGACAGCGAAGGGAAACATCCAAACTACTCGTTGCTTCGTGTCATCCACTGTAGGGCCACCCTCTTGTCCACGCCAACCAAGCACAGCACACATATCCCAATCCCCATGTGACAAATATTGTCTAGGGAATGCAACGGAACATGGAAATGTTTTATCTACCACATTTCGCCTCTTGGTAAAATAGGGAGAGCCGGAGTTCGTAGACTTTTTCATAATATCTACTGTCCGCTTCTGGGCCCTCGGAGTCAACCCTTTTGCGCGAGCAAACTTAGCTAAAGTTGCTTTGAGCGCAACGTCCGAAATCGGGGCTGCTGGACGGAGGACGTCCTCGTAATAGGCATCGATATCATTCATTCGATCTCTGAGAGGGAGTTCGACGGATAACGGCCCAACCTTCGCAGCAAGGTCTTTTTCAAAATCCAACAGAGTTGGCCAACTGTCTTGAAGCTTATCAAGGTGTGGCATCCACTCTGCTAAGATCTTTTGAAGCCTCTTCAGCTTCGCAGGATTTGGTAAACTTTTAGGAATCCATGGTGTTGTAATTACATCTGGTTTACCCTTCTTGACTGTGTCAAAATATGACCTTAGTCCTTGGTTTGGTAAGTTAAAACACTTACTAAAACTACTTTCATAATTTTTAGGCATTATGATTGGCCTCCTTTCTATAAAAGAATGTTGATAGTGAAAAATTTACGAAAGGTAATCTTCGTACATGGATTAAAGAATGGTCTGATTCCTGTAATTACATATGTAGGACCTCAGATCGCTTACATCATTACAGGTTCCATGGTAGTTGAGAATATCTTCAATATTGGTGGACTTGGATCCTATTTCGTTAAGGCAATCACAGACCGTGATTATTCACTGATTATGTCTACAACAATTTTCCTTGCAGTTCTGATGGTTGTTGCAAACCTCTTAACAGATATTGCATACAAGCTTGTAGATCCAAGAATCACATTTGATTGATTTCGCAGAAGGAGTTTTAAATGGCTGAGAATGAAAATGCTTACAAGAGACGCCAGTTGTTATCTGCGCAGATCGATTTAAGCAAGTTTAATAGTAAGAATTTTGAAAAAGCAACGGATGAAGAGAAGAAGCAGCAGGATGTAATGGGTGAGTCTAGTACCTTCTTTAAGGATGGTATGAAGAGACTGAAGAAGAATCCTCTGGCTATGGTGTCTATCTTCGTTCTTATATTTATTATCATTGCAATTATTGTGGTACCAATGTTCGTACCGTATTCCTACAGTGACATTGTCTCTGTAAATGGACATCGTGATGGTACAGCAGTTAACCTGGCACCAATGCAGTACTCAACTAGAGAACTATCTTACATGAAATCCTCAGGACAGCACCTGTTCCCTCATATATTTGGTACAGACTCTATGGGTCGTGACTACTTTATACGTGTGATCTACGGTACCCGTGTCAGCCTGTCTGTTGGTGTGGTATCCGCGATCATGGTTCTAATCATCGGTGTTATCTATGGATCTATCTCTGGATACTTCGGTGGAAAAGTGGATCTGGTTATGATGAGAATTGTTGATGTCATCTACTCCCTGCCAGACATGCTCTTAATCATCCTTCTGTCTGTTGTATTAAATACCAGACTAACACCACTGATTAAGGGAACTGTATTTGCTAAGTTGGGCGGCAACATGCTTGCCATGTTCCTCGTATTTGCTCTGCTCTATTGGGTAGGTATGGCTCGGCTGGTTCGTGGTCAGATTCTTTCTATTAAGAATAATGAGTATATCCTTGCTGCGAAGGCAATCGGTACTCCAAACAGTAAGATCATTAAGAAGCATATTATTCCGAATATCTTATCTGTAATTATCATTACAACAGCACTTCAGGTGCCAAGTGCAATCTTTACAGAGAGCTACCTGTCCTTCATCGGACTGGGTGTTAGTATTCCAATGACATCCTTAGGTTCCCTTGCGAATGACGCAAGAGCATCTATTTCCTCAGCTCCTTACAGATTGGTCATTCCGGCAATCATTATTACACTGATCGTGCTTGCCCTGAACCTTCTAGGCGATGGACTTCGTGATGCGTTTGATTCGAAGCTGAACTAAGGAGGGAATCATGGCTGAAGAAAAAGTATTATTAGAAGTAGATAACCTCCAGACAAGCTTCTTCACAGATGCTGGTGAAGTAAAGGCTGTAAACGGTGTATCTTTTAAATTAGAGAGAGGTAAGACTCTCGGTATCGTAGGTGAGTCCGGATCCGGCAAGTCTGTAACATCCTACTCCATCATGCAGATTCTGGCTGAGACCGGTAAGGTTGTGGGCGGATCTATTAAGTTCGAGGGTGAGGACATTACCAAGTGGAGTGAGAAGCAGTTAGAGAAATTCCGTGGTGAGAAGGTATCCATTATCTTCCAGGATCCAATGACTTCTCTGAATCCAGTATTTACCATTGGCTATCAGCTGAAGGAAGCAATCCTCCTTCATACGGATAAGACTAAGGAAGAGGCTGAGGCTCGTGCAGTTGAGATGCTGACACTGGTTGGTGTCAATGAGCCAGAGAGCCGCATGAAGCAGTATCCATTCGAGCTTTCAGGCGGTATGCGTCAGCGTGTCATGATCGCTATGGCACTTTGCTGTGAGCCAGATATCCTGATTGCTGATGAGCCAACTACAGCTCTGGACGTTACAATCCAGGCTCAGATTCTTGAATTAATGCAGGAATTGCAGAAAAAGATGGGAATGGCAATTATCATGGTTACCCATGACTTGGGTGTTATTGCATCTATGTGTGATGAGATCCTGGTAATGTATGGTGGACGTGTATGTGAGCGTGGTACAGCAGATGCAATCTTCTATTCACCTGCTCATGAGTATACCAAGGGACTGCTTCGTTCTATTCCTACAACAGAGAATATGAATGAGCGTCTGGTTCCAATTGGTGGTACACCAATTAACCCTTTAAATATGCCACAGGGTTGTGCATTCTGCCCTCGCTGTGAGAACGCAATGAAGATCTGTCTCACTGAAAAGCCAGAGGAATACTGGGTTGGTGAAGATCACCTGGCATCTTGCTGGATGAACGTGAAGGATTGTTTTGAAAATCACGAGGAGGGACAGGCATGAGCCAGAGGGAAAAGAAAGAGCTCTTAAAGGTTGAGCATTTAAAGCAGTACTTCCCAGTATCTCAGGGATTCCATAAGGTACCACTGAAGGCTGTTGACGATATTTCATTCACAATTAATGCTGGTGAGACACTTGGTCTCGTTGGTGAGTCCGGATGCGGTAAGACCACAGTTGGCCGTACTCTGCTCCAGCTATACAATCCAACAGCAGGTAAAATTACCTTCGATGGGAAGGTATTGTTCGATAGTGGTGAGCAGTACGATGAAGAGGGAAAACTCATCGTTGATGAGAATGGCAAGCCAAAGCTTGGCAAGAAGGTTCATGAGGATATGCTTCCTTACCGTAAGGAAATGCAGATGGTATTCCAGGATCCATATTCTTCCCTTGATCCTCGTATGACAGTTGAGGATATCGTAGGTGAGCCACTGGATACACATCACTTATATAAGACGAAGGAAGAGCGTCGTGAAAAGATCCTGTCTCTCCTTGAGACTGTGGGTCTGAATGCAGAGCATGCTTCCCGTTATGCACATGAGTTCTCTGGTGGACAGAGACAGCGTATCGGAATTGCTCGTGCCCTGGCAGTAAATCCTCAGTTCATCGTATGTGATGAGGCTGTATCTGCACTGGACGTATCGATCCAGGCACAGGTATTAAATATGTTCGAGGATCTGCAGAGAGACTTAGGTATCGCATACCTCTTCATCTCTCATGATCTCTTAGTTGTACAGCATATCTCTGATCGTATCGCCGTTATGTACTTAGGTCGCATGATGGAGATTGCTGATTCAGATGAGTTGATGAACCATCCAGTTCATCCATATACTTTGTCTCTCTTATCCGCAATTCCAATTCCGGATCCTGAGACAGCTAGAAAAAGCAAGCGTATTATCCTTGAGGGTGACGTTCCTAGTCCTCTCCATATGCCAACTGGTTGTCCATTCCGTACACGCTGTAAATATGCAACGGATAAGTGTGCAGAACAGATGCCACCACTGACTGATCGTGGAAATGGCCATTTGGTTGCTTGCTGGAATAAGTAATCCTTATTCCAAAGATTACATTAGTCACTTCTCCCAATAACGGGAGTTGGACATAGATACATGTGATATAGGAGGAAAAATATCATGAAAAAGAAGATACTTGCATTTGTACTTGCTTCTGCTATGGTAGTTGGCCTCGGCGCATGCGGCAATGCTAAGAAGGGCTCTGGTTCTAAGGAGTCTTCTAAGGCTGCATCTAGCGCTAAGCTGAATACCGACACAAGCACACTTTACATCAACCTTGCATCTGAGCCAGCTCATCTTGATCCAGCTCTGAACAACACTGTTGATGGCGCAGCTCTGGCTGTAAACTCTTTCGTTGGTCTTTACACACAGGATAAGGACAGCAAGATCGTACCAGCTATCGCTGATGGCGAGCCTACTATCTCTGAGGATGGTACTCACTACACAGTTAAGCTGAAGAAGACAAAGTGGTCTGATGGATCTGATCTGACAGCTAACGACTTCGTATATAGCTGGAACAGAGCAGCAGATGAGAAGACAGCAGCTGACTACGGCTACCTCTTCGAGATTATTGCTAAGGACGCTGATGGTAAGCTTGCAGTTAAGGCTACAGATGATTACACACTGGACATCACTCTGACAAACGCTTGCTCTTACTTCGATCAGCTAATGGCATTCCCTGTATTCGATCCAGTTCCACAGAAGGCTGTTGAAGCTGCAGACCCAGACGGAACTAACCCTGGAGCATGGGCTCAGGAAGCTGGCTTCGTATCTAACGGTGCATACACATGTACTGCTTGGAAGCACGATCAGTCTATGGAATATACGAAGAACCCTAACTTCTATGATGCAGACAAGGTTAAGATTAAGAAGTTAAACTTCATGCTTTCTGCTGAGGATACGACTACTTTCGCAGCATACAATTCTGGTGACCTTGACTTCATCGATACTATATCTACTGATGAAGTTCCTAACGTTAAGGATTTCTCTGACTACTACAAGGTTGATCAGCTTGGAACAAACTATGTTGGTTTCAATGTTAACTCTCCAGTCTTCGATGGCATGACACCTGAGCAGGCTGCAGACTTCCGTAAGGCTGTATCCCTGGTAATCGATCGTCAGTTCGCTGTTGATACAATTGGTCTGAATGGCCAGGAGCCAGCTGCATCCTTCGTTCCTTCTGCTATGCAGGATGGTAACGGCAAGCATTGGAGCCAGAAGTACTATGACGCAGAGAAGACCGGTGAGGACAACCTGAAGAAGGCTGTTAAGCTGTTAGAGTCTGCAACTGGTGACAAGTTCACGAAGCAGGATGATGGTACGTATAAGCCTTCTAAGGCAATCTCTTTCGAGTACCTGACCAACTCTGGTGACTCTAACGAGAAGATGGCAGCTCTTCTGAAGGAAGATCTGGCTAAGATTGGTATCGAGCTTACAGTTAAGACTGAGGACTGGAAGGTATTCATCGCTGACCGTCAGCAGGGTAACTTCACAATGTGCCGTGAAGGATGGATCGCAGATTACGATGATCCTTCTAACATGTTAGAGATCTTCCTTACCAATGGTGGTAACAACGATATGCAGCTTGGTAAGAACCCTACAGCAGCAGCTCCACAGAACTGGGCTGATTACGATAAGCTTCTTGCAGATGCTCGTACCGAGACAGACAACGCTAAGCGTTCTGAGCTCCTTGTAAAGGGTGAGAAGATGCTGATGGATACATATGCAGCAATTCCTATCTTCTTCTACAATGATGTCTACATGATGAAGTCTAACGTTACTGGTGTATATGCAACTACGAACGGTAACAAGTACTTCATGTATGCTGAGAAGACTAAGACTGCTAAGTAATTAGCCCCTCTTCAATAAGAATACAAAATAATAAGGCGATCGCTGAACTCCTGATGGGGATTCGGCGGTCGCCTTTTTCTTATA